ACCATGGTCAACATCAAATCCTGCATTCATGTTTTCGACGCCAGGCTCATCAGGATTTTCTTCATACTTTGTATGTACGACGATACCTAACTTTGCACGACCAACTTTGCGGCCTTCATCAGAATTCTTGTCAACAGAGTGTGTGACCGTGTTAGGTGTGAAGTGATAGGCACCACCAGCAGATTGTACGTCACCTTCGCTGTGCATCAAGTCACCCTGATAGACACCTTGCTTTGGAGCGACCTTCTTAAGATGCGTTAGTGCTGCCTTCAACTTCGCAGCAAGGCCTGGCGCATGACCGTGATTACGATCAATGTCTTCTTCGGTGTAATTGATCTTGGGATTCTTGTTGAACGCTGACTTTGACGCTACGAAGAACTTCTTCGTCACAGGATGATAACCAAAAACGAGTGAAGGCGCCCCATCAAACTTTTCAGTTATCTTGACGCCATGTTCTTCACCTTGACCAGACATATGAGCGTGTATTGCACTTAATGTCTTATGAGCGTGTGCAAACCCCTCGGACCCTGATATGATCGGATGATCTTCAGCGTGTGTTAGATGCTTAAGTTGTTTGACTTCTAGTGATTCTGAGAGATATGCTAAAAAGTGCTTCATGATTTCCCCGTTTTAGTATATTTATCAGATATCTAATCCTAGGGTGTCGTTGAGACTATCCGCAGAATTTTTGCTTCTTAATGCGATCCAATTACTATATTCACTTTTCCAATTAACAAGACTGTAGTAGCTAAAGACTATACTGTTGCTATCAACTTTCGCTATGGAATAAGCTATTTTCTTTTCTTGAAGTATCTTGTCATAGAACATTTGATAGAAATTTAATTTGCTATTATTTTTTTCTTTCTGTGATTCTTTCTCAAAAAACTTTTCACAGGCAACCAACACATTCACCATACTGTATGTGACTTTTTTGGTTCCTCTTCTAGCACCCACGTAGGTCTTTATAAACTCTCTCAACGCTTTGTCCTCGTTGATAGACAAACCGTAGTGTGTATGAATGATTAATTCCTTTGGATTTTTTACGGTGTACACTCTGTCCGACACCTTCTTGAGCGCACTCTTCGTTGATGCACTTAACCCGACATTTAAGTGGTCGATCACTTTTCCTATTGCATCAACTGGGTAGTAAAATTTTTTACCTGACGGATAAGACAGACCTGCGTAAGCGATTTCTCCTTGAACCCTTTGGTCTTGCTTGTATCTCTTCATCCAATCCTTAACGTCTTGCTCCGTAGCGAAGACATCTGTAAATTTGACAGTATTTGTTTTTGGAGAAGACACTTTTGATTTGACGCTAATCTTGAGTGTTGATCTCTGACTCTTTACCTTTGATTCTAGATGTGCTCCGTTAAGGCTAATCTCATAATCAGTCAATGGATAATTTGAAGCTTCAGGGATAAAGATATGCACCGTGCCAATTTTCATCTTGGGAGGTATACCGAGAATATTAGCAGCCTTTGATTCTTTGCTGCTGACCAAACTGGCTAATTTTATTGAGCTAAGGACTTCAAAAAATTCAGATGGGACTAACTTTTTATTTCCTGTGTATCGTATACTATACCCTGCGTTAGAGCAATCTTGAACCATACCAATAATTGCTTTTTTATCTGCTTCAGGTATTTTCAACGTGGCAACATACTTCGTAACAACGCCGATCATCTCAGCGACGGTTAACCAGTTGTTTACTATTTTCTTTCCGTTTATCTGAATCTGTGCAGGAGCAAATGGTGTTTGGCGAGACCCACCTTCTTTGAAAGCTTTAACTTCTATCTTTCTAGTCTCGTTTGAAGATGTCGTAACAGAAAAATACTTGGCGTTTTTTCCCTGCTGTATTTTTGCTAACTTAAGTTTTGAAGGTAGCGATTGCATCAACTTCTTTCCAATCTCTACACGCTTTGGTGAGGTGTCGAGTGGCGGAGAAATTTCTACTCTTATAGTATTTTTTTCCTGTGTTATGACAGGCTTTATTCTATACTCACTTTGTAGAATAGCACTAACAGCTTCAACTAAATTTTTACTCATAAGATTCTCCGATTGCAGAATCTTATATTTATTTTATATCACAACCAAACAGGTGGCTCACGACCTGTCCACTTGTGCAGAGCTGCCTTACCTTGACGATAGTAGTTGCGATAGTTTTCGACAGGATCCTGTGACACAATATACTTGTTGTCCATAGCACAGATCATAGGAGTCATGTCATACTCCTTGAGATTGAATGGCGGAGACGACAACTTATAGGACAGATCACCCATGCACTTATGACGCTTGTTGTACCTATAGGTATACTCGTTCATGAGTGCATAGAAATGATCTACAAGCCAGTTGTAGTTCTCAACTGACTGACGGCACCATACTGCTGAAGGATGGTTGATATGTGTAGCCTTGTATACGATAGGTTCGCGGTCGTCAGATAGCATCCAACGCTTGATGCGACGACCGCTTGATGCGTCAACATACTCAGTGCCGTCAAGCACACGGTGAGCTGTCGATAGTAATTGCGCCGACTCGAGAATCATCTTGACTACATGTTTGTCGACCATTTCTTGCGCTGCCTTAACGGGATCTTGGTCAATGTAGAAAATATTCATAATTATCCTTTGTATTCAAAGATGGAATTCATAGACATTTCGCCAAATGTGTCTACTTCTTCATACTTTAGTTTTTTCATCAGTGCGTATATTTTATCAGTTTTCTCAGTCATTTCAACCACTATTAATGGTTTATACTTAGTAATTGTTTTTACGGCACCCTTCAAAGCGTTGTACTCATGTCCCTCAACATCAAGATGAATGAGATCAACATCTTTTGGTTTTATGGAATCTAGAGTTATTCCGTATGCAATCAAACCAAAAATACCCTTTGGTAAAACTTTGTGCATACCCGTATTTACGTAGCTTACAATACCCATTGAAACAAAATCATTATTATCTGACAATGCAGCGTTTAGTTTTACGATACGGGTGTTATTGCAGTTATAGGCTAAGTGTCTAAAATTGTTTAGCTCTGGTTCAAACGTAAACACACGCTCAAACATATTAACATATATTTTTGCATACAGGCCACAATGGCCGCCAGCTTGAATAACAGTTCTTGCATTTTTTAATCTAGAAAGATAGCGATTAGAATATTTTTCCCAATCTTCTGATATGACCTTTAAAGTTTCCTGGTCATTTTCTGGCCACGATAAAGATAGTTTGGTGGTGGGGTTAGGTTCTACTTTATGATCTGACAAAATCAAAGTCCTCCATGTTAAAATACATACATCGTATATATCATGGAGGACTAAAAGTGTCAATATCTATTTCAAGGTCTTCTGTAAGCTACAACTTTACTCACAGGATAATGACTAATTTTTACACTATTACTTTGGTTTCCGCCAAGAACGATTACATAACTCTTACCATTCTTTTTGACAAAACCCATAAAAATTCCAACGTGTTTGCGTAGTACGACTATATCACCCTTTATAGGATTTGTAACACGCTTGCCGTAGTTTCTAAAACTAGCAGCCGTTGCACTGTTTGTTGTCTTCTTACCATTGCGCTTTAAAATGCCGTTAAGAAAAGCGGCGCACCATGGTGTTGTTCTAGGATTAACTTTTGTTATTTTCTGTAAACTGTTTGTGTGTTTGCGCTCGTGCATACCGAGAAAACGACTTGCATCGGCGATTATTGATGCCTCAACAGATGTAGCTAATAAAGAAAAAGCTATCACCGCTGCAGCAACGGTTTTCAGATTTAACATTTGATTTTCCTTGTATTGTTAAAATAAAAAAGCGGGGGCTTTTGACCCCCGCTATTGACATGGACGAGTAGAACCCCACTAGCTCTTTAGAGCGACCTCGTCTTTTCCTCGTGCATAATAACGCACACTTGCCTCTTGTGCTGCAGACACAAAACATGTCGATTTGAATAAATACGGGATCTATTCAATTAGGTATATTTATAATCCTTCTGTGTTCAAGAAGAAATCAGGAGTCCACCCGTCGAACCCCCCGCCGAGATTTAGATGTCGAGAAAAGGTCTTTGCCTCATCTTTATTCATAAATCTCTTAATAAAGACTTTCTCTTTGGTAACTGTACGTGTCTCATATATGTCATACGCAGGACAATTCTTAACTGAATTAGGATGCAGTAGAAGATTTTCTTGCATTCTGTAACCCATCACTTAAACTCCTTGAAAAGATCTTTATTGAACCTAGGTTTATTTCTAGATCGCTCAAAGTCCTGTTGTCCGAACTCTGTGCTATCCATTACAGGTGCTTCTAGGAGATCATCCTGTCCACTCTGTTCTACATCATACAACCTCATTTTACTTCTGTCAACCCCTACTACGAACCTACGATATGTCGAAGGATCATTGTATCGGTTCTTTAACTGTTTCACCATGATTTGGTTCAGATCCTGCAGTTGTTCTGTAGAGATCAAAGCAAACATGAAGTCAGCGGTCGCAGGCAAACCGAAGGATTCAGAAGTATCAGTCAAGTCAACGTCTGATGAAGCAAAACCTGAACGGGTTGTTTGCGTTGCACTGACAATAGGAACATTAGATTCTACTGCCAACCCGCGCAACTCCTCAGCGATTGCCTTGACATAGGTGTATGAGTTAACGTTTGAACCAAACTTGATTCTAGACGACATACAGATATTCAGATAGTCGATATAGATAATGTCAGGTACAAAGTTACGCTTGATCTTCAGTTCATTCAATAGATGCCTGAAGTTCGCCGATCCTGCTGACGCAGTCGGGTATTCCTTGATGATGAGTTTACCCGTTGTCTTTTTATGTAGACGGGCGATCTTTTTCTCATAGACATCACGAGGTAGAAGCTCCAACTCGTCAATAGGAGTGTCAAGCAAATTAGCGTCAATACGTTCAGCAATTCTTTCCTCCGCCATTTCCATTGTTATGTATAGAACATTGTAGCCCTGTGTCAAGTTTCCTGCCGCACAGTGACACATGAACAGCGACTTACCGACACCAGTGCCTGCAAGTGCAATGTTGAGTGTCTTGTTAGGCAATCCACCCTTAGTAATCTTATTAAGATATTCTAGATCAAAAGGTATACGCTTTTCCTTCTGATGATAGAACTCATAACGAGGCACATAATCCTCAAGGAAGTCGTGACCGATGCTACTATCAAATGACACTGAAAGCGCATCTGTTAAAATCTGTGGGATAGAACCCTTTGACTTTACACCCGACTTGTCATCAAGAATCTTGATGCTATCCATGACTGCATTATAGATTGCTTTGTCCTGGCAAAACTTTTCTGTCTGATCAAGCAACCAATCAAGTTGTGTGCCTCTGTCAACATCTAAAGTTTCAATGTAGGATCTACACGACTTGAACTGATCTTCATTCAGATTGTCACGAGTATCTAGATCAATAGACAATGCCTCTTTTGAAGGCACCTTGTTATACTTTTTAAGGTATGCGTCTATCAGATCAAATACGACTCTCTCGGTATGATCAGGAAAGTATTCTAACTTTAGGAAGGGAATTGTCTTGCGTGTGAAATCTTCATTGAAAACGAGATGTGATAAAATCGTTTTCTCAATTCGCATTCACGAACTCCTCGTCATCTTCCATAATGGTTGAACTAGAAAGCGAATACTTGTTCTTGATAAATTCGCCAATGTTTGTTTCACGGAACATCTTCAACCAGAATTCCTTGTTGTCAACGATGTCCGCAGCACGCATGTTTTTGCTGTCAACCTCACCTGTTTCCTGGTTTACGACCGCATACCAACCTGCCTTTGGTTTAGTAATATAGTTGCCTTCAAGTGCAATGTCAAGCAGACCCGACCAGCGGTTGATACCACCCTCATAGGAAACAAGGATCGGAATCTTACTCTTTTCCTTAACGTAACGTGACTTCTCAATGTTGATGACGAAGTGGTAACCCTTGATCTCCTTGTCATCCTTTTCCTGCTGACGCCCGAGGATCCAGATGTTATCTGAACCATAGTAGGAACCTGTACCGCCACCAACAATGTCCTTAGGATACAATCCGATTTCCTTGTAGGTGTGATTGATCACGACCATAGGAATGTCCTTGAGCGAAAGATGCGGCGTAATCATACGGAACAGAGACTTCAACTGCTTTGCACGAGACATGTCGGCGACTGATTTTTCCTCCAGCGCATCTTCTACTTCTTTCTTTGAAGCGAGATTGCCGATAGAGTCAATCACAATCATCACGTGGTCGCCACGGTGCAGTTCCTTCATCTGCTTCATAATATCAAACTTAAGTTCTTCGATATCCGTAATAGGAGTATGTACAACAGAATCAAAAGGAATACCGTATGATTTGAAATATGATTGTGGCGTTCCGAACTCAGAATCATAAAATAGAATAATGCCATCTTTGTACTTCTTTAAAAATGATGATGCTAGTAACAGAGCAAATCCTGTCTTGAAATGCTTCGAAGGACCTGCAAGCATGGTCAACCCGGGAGTGATACCTCCGTCAACCGTACCTGAAAGCGCAACGTTGATCATCGGTACAGATGTCGGGATCATATCTTTCTTAGTAAAGATCTTGCTGTCCGCTAGCGTATCCGTGAACGCGATTGTGCTATTTTTTATCAACTTATCTCTTAAAGACATATTACCTCACAGTTTGAATATAGAATTAGGATCAATCTCAATCATACCTGACTTTTTAGGTCTACCGCGCTTTGCGGGGTTTGGTTGTTCTTGTTGTAGCATAGTTTGTTTATTTTGTAAACCGATATTAGCAGCGATCAATAACAAAACTGCTAGCGGATCAAACACCAACACCAATATGATGATAACCCAGCGAACAGCGCTTTCTAATTGGTTCTTGTCTGCGTTTGAATAGATCAGTTCAGCAATATACTTTAAAGGGCCAACCTCTGCCTCGAGTTTTGCTTGTTCAACAGAAAGTTTTGTCTTTTCATCTTGCAGCTTGTCGATCTCGTTTAGAGACTCGCTTATGTCTTTTTGTAAGGTTTCTCTTTCAGGTTTCTGTACTTCACGTAACGCTATGGCGCCATCCTTGCCACGAAGGCGTTGTGCATCCTGCAGAACCTTTACGGCGTTATCCAATTGCTGAATAACAGTTTCGGCGTCTGAAATCTTTTTATTTTCACGATCTATTCGTGAATCTATTTGTTGAATAATTACAGTGTTGTCAGTCGCACTTGCAGTTTGTTCTATGTGAGCTCTAGATAGGAATCCAAATATGCCCATGCTCGTTATGAACATGAGAACAACGACTGCCATTGTTAGATAATATCTTAAAAATTTTGGGGCGACATTCCAATTTCTATATAGCCACGATGCCGTTACTACTTTTCCTATTTCTAGGACTGATCCCATAATCACCACAGGCCAAAAGGATGCAGCGAATATGGCGGTCAGTCCTATAATAGAATACCAAGCGGCGACACCTGATAACATCAACGCCACAATAAGGGCTATTATGTCTATCATTGCTTAATGTATGCCTCTATCTTTGCTTTAAATTTCTTGATCTTGTCAGCACGATCTGGCCAGTAAATGTATTCCTTTGAAGGGTCTGTCATCAGATTATTCAACAAAGGCATAATCATCTTGACGAGGCCATCCATCTTTGTTTGCATTTGTGTAGTCGTCATTTCTAACTGACTAGATGTTTCTTGTGCCTGGCGTTCTTTCTCTTCAAGTTGTCTTGCAAGAGTTTCTTCGATACTCTTTAGTTCGGATTCACTTACAAGTGAAAACCCGAAGTCATCATCTTCGTTTAACTTAATCATGAGTCACTATCCAATAAGGGTCCTGATGTAGTATCGACACCCACGGTTTGAATTTTAGGAACTTTAGGTTTCTCTGCATCGACAACTCTCATTGCCTCATGCCATCCTCTTGCGTAACCGTCACGGTCACCATCTTTATGACCCACATTATATCCCTCTTGCCATAAATCGTTCATTTGAAAAAATCCTCTACTGTAATCGTCTGTTCAGTTGTCCAGTTAATAGCTTT